GACGGTAAAAATCAATCCTGGCGGCAAGGCTACACGATGGATAAAGACGGCAATATAACGCTGGATGGAAATCCGGAAAAAGTAAGCCGACGTACTCAATATGTTAAGGGAGCTGGAGTTGATGGCGTGACAATGGATTCTGTTTCTACTAACGACACTGAAGGCGAGATGATGATGTGTCCTGAGTGTGGCAAGAAGATGAAAGGCAAGCCAGGGATGCTATGCCCGAAATGCAACAAGCTGATGGAAGCTGTAAAGGAAGAAACAACCGAGGGCAAAGAACTACACGCGTGGTTCGGTGGTGACCCAGAACTGAAGTCCAGCTACAAGTTAAAACATCACCGGGACATGGACAAGGTGCCTGTGTGGGAAGAGGTGAAAGACTCGATGGGAATGCTACTTGGCGCACGTGGCGGGGTGGAGATCCCGCTGGCCGACCGCAAGGGCGTCTATGACCATCTCGCAAAGCACTACCAGGAGTTCGGTAAGGAAGTGCCCGAGTTCAAGGACTATACGCAGGGACAGCTGAGAGAGGCTTTCCCAGAACTTTACAAGAGCGAGTATATCAGACCGCTCTATATATGCACCCCGACTGTTCGGGTGATTGGCATGGGCGTCAAGAAAGTGATGCCTAGGGTCGTCTCGGTAGGAGAGCTGGTTGAGCAGGCACTGAACAAGAAACTTGGAAGAATATAAACATGGGGCAAAAAACTAATATCAACCCATCTAAATATAACAACATCAAGCGGATTGCTGATGAGTCTCCGTTTGCTGGCGAGCGGTTTGCCGCCAAGGAGAAGTTGAGGCGGATGCAGGCGCATGAGGATCCACGTCTCAACGATGATCAGTGGCAAACGATTCAGGGTTTGTGTTCCTGTGGAGTCAAAGTTACGTTTGAGTTTGGAACAGGTGTCAGCACGGCAAGTGTTATGAGCACAATTACAAGTTAACGAATGAAATTATTTTTGAAAATAAAGAATTTAACAGAATGTTAGGAAGACGACAACAGATGAATCTTTTCCGGAGAGTAAAGGAGAGCCTGAAGCGAATACTTCGCAGGGCAGACTCCACGAAGTCCGGGGCAAAGGGAATATCGGTTGTCATCCAAAGGTACGAAACATAAACAAAAGGAAAGAGTAAATAATGAATAAGTTTATCAGAATATTAAAGGGCAAGTCATGGACAGACCACACCGGCTCCACCCATGACGAGGACACCGTCCTTGAAGTGGATGTTAAGACGGCAGACTCCCTCGTCGAGAAGAAAGTGGCCGAACTGTATGACGCCGAAGCCGAAGCGAAAGCCAAGGAAGACGCCGAAGCGCAGGAAGCTAAGATGAGTGACTTAATTGGCAAAGCCGTCAGCAAAGCCATCAAGGACATGCCTGCGCAGAAGGGAATCAAGATTCACGTTGAGACCAAGGATCTGTCAGATGAAGACCCGACCTTCGGGTACCTGCCGGACAACCAGAAGTCCTCAAAAGAACTGCTTGAGACTAAAGAAGGCCGGTTTGGAGTTATGCACGCGTTTGGTCAGTTTGCTCGTGATGTTGCCAGTGCTACCATGGGTGGCAGGGCGTCCGACAAACTCGTCAAGTGCAAAGAGCGTTCGGATGGAATGCTGAAGAAAGCGGCTGGTGACGGCCTCGTGGTCAGCTCCGACCAAGACGGCGGCTACCTGATCTTCTCGGCGGCCAGTCAGATGATGAATCTGATCGCCCTTGAGAACTCAGTCATCCGTCCGAAAGCGACCAAGCTGACGATGAGCACCCAGATCTTGCAGGTTCCTTATCTGCGCGATGTGACTCATGCGACCGGCACGGTCTATGGCGGTATCTCGATCAAGTTTGATGACGAGAACGCTGACACCGGCACCGGCACTAAGCCTGCGTTCGCTCGTCTTGAGTTCAAGCTCAAGAAGATGACGGCGATGGGCTACGCGAGTGAGGAATGGATCAAGTGGGCTCCGGTAAGTATCGGCTCATGGATGATTCCCCGGTTCGGCGAGGCGATGGGTTGGAAAGAAGACCTGTCGTTCATCGGCGGAGTTGGTGGAGCACAGCCTCTTGGCCTGCTTAACGCTCCCTGCCGCGTGGATATCAGCGGAATAACCGACCAGGACACCGACACCTTCGTGTTGGAAAATACCACGGCTATGTTTGCTCGCCTGCGCGAGTTCAAATCGGCTAGTGTTGTCTGGCTTATGAACCGGACAGTGTTCCCGCAACTTCCGTTGCTCAATGTGACGGGTGGAACGGCCAGCACTCCTGTATTCATCAATAGCGTTCTTGGGGCACCGGGACAGAGTCTTTGGGGCTACCCGATCGTCTGGACGGAGAAGGTACCTATTCTTGGTGATGCCAAGAGCGTGGTCCTTGCCGACCTGAGTGACTATGTGATCGCCGATGACCAGTCAGGCCCAGAGGTTGCTCAGAGCATCCATCTGAAGTTTGACTACGGTCAGACCGCGTTCCGTATCACCAAGTACATCGACGGACAGAACGCCAGCGACGCTGCATTCCAGCCTCGTTATGGCAGCACGTTGAGCCCTGTGGTTGCGATCGCCGCGATCTAAACTGAAACGAAACAATGACAAGGAGAAATAGAAAATGAGATTAGTTGAGAACACAAAGATAGTCATGCGCGACCCCATGGTGGCGGCTGCCGCATTGACGACTGATACCAAGTCAGTAAATATGGCCAAGTACAACCGTTGCCGGATTATGCTGTTTGTGACGACCACGTCTACAGCAGCTGATGGCACGGTCACGCTGAAGCAAGGTACGACTGTGACTGCTAACACCGCGTTGGCGTTCACGGAATACTGGAAGTGCGAAACCATCAGCGGCGACACGGCAGCTAATGATGCTTTGACTCGCGTTGAAGCGTCCACGCTGACGACCGCCGGTGCAAGTTCGGCGACAAGCCTATACATATTCGAGGTCAAGGCCGACATGCTTGACACGGGCACTCTGGCTTCTGAAAACCAGTACATCCGACTCGATCTGGCTGGCGCGATCACGAATGCGACCCATACGGCGATCGTTTATGAACTGTATGAGCCTCGGTATGCTCCCGGTGCTGGCAATATGCCCTCGGTGAACACGTAATTAACATTGTCAAAGGGGAGCGGTTCACAACGAGCCCTCCCCGGAGGCAAAAGGAGAAAAGAATGAAGAAGTTTATTTTAATCATATCTGCTTGCGTGGTGGCTGGGGCACTGCTTGCGGCAAATGTGGAGATGAGGTATACGGGTCCAAGTGGACATGGTGATGTTTTTTGGAAAGCACCTTCTACTGGCACCACGAATCTTGCGATGGGGGTTGATGGGCTCTACAACGTCACCCTTGACCCGGCCTATCCTATCACTGGTGCTATGGCATTGTCTCAGTTGACTGTTACAGGTTCCATTACTGGTGCAACATTGAGGGTTACGGGCAATTCGGTTTTGAGTGGAACTCTTACTCAAACTGGGGTTGCTACCTTTACTGCCACACCCGTCTGCAAAGATGGGTTGACTGTTGGGACAAACGTAACCATCAGTTCGTTGACAGCCAGCAAACCAGTATTTACTGATGCCAATAAGGTGTTAGTTTCTACCGGAACGCTTGGTGTTGACCAAGGCGGAAGTGGCGCGGCAACCTTTACGGACAACGGTGTTCTAATTGGTAATGCGGCCGACGCCTTTTCAATCACGGCAGTTGGAACTGATGGACAGGTGTTTCTCGGTGCTACTGGTGCTAATCCTACATGGGGAACCATGAGTGCAGATGCGTCAATTAGCGCGGCTGGTGCTGTTACGGTAAGCAAAGGTTTGGCTATGACAAACGGTGCAAGTCTTATAGGTATTCCGACTGCGGGATTGACACTTGGCGGTGAAAACATCAAGTCAATGCTTGATTGCGCTGACTATTCAGCGGTGCGGACAGCACTAACATTGCGCCCCGGCACAGATGTGCAGGCGTATGATAGTGGCCTTGATACCCTTGCGTTAAGAAACGGCGGTTCGTTGACTAATTTACAAGCGGACACGGCTTTGATCGGCGTGGTTCCGTTGGCCAATGGTGGCGCAGGAAATGCAAGCGGAATCCTCAAAGCCAATGGCGCCGGTCTTGTGTCGGCGGCGTCCAGCACGACTGATTATGTTGCGCCTATCGCACAGGTATCGGGAGTTACTACATCAGCTCTTGCCGCAACGGTCACATTCCAGTCCAGCATTACCGGCGTCCAACATCTTACCGGCTGGCTGTCTGAATCGGCTGGCGGGGTAGCGGTTGGAACCAACGCTGTATCTATTGCCGGGTCTGATAGCACCGTGGTTTTGGCTGGTGGTGGCGCGGGCGATGCGTATGCCGTCTGGACTTCCAAGTCTGACGGCTTATCCACGCTGGCTATTACCATGACCGGAGCGCAGAACGGATTGTATTTCAATACCGTTCAACATAACGGCGTAGTGGTGAGTTCACCGGCGTTTGATGTGACTCCGTAACGACAGGGAATAATTTGCTGAAGGGTAGGGGAGTTCAATCTCCCCTGCCTAGATGCAGAGGAAGGAAAGAAGAATGAAAAAGACTTTAATTGGAATGGTAGGGGCGATCCTGCTCGCAGGACTTTCCTTCTGTCACGCAGAGGGAACTGTGACCGAATCTTGGACCACCTTTGGTGAGCCAAATAAAGTTGTTTTGACTTGGACGGCAACTACAAACGGTATTGCTACTGCCGCTCTCACGAGGTATATTCGTGGAGAACTTTACCTGTTTGTCTCAAAGTCTACAAATGTTGCCGCCGCGACTTATTCAGTGGTGTTGACAAATTCAGTTGGCGTAGACTTACTCAGAGGAGTAGGAACAAGCATGGCGAGTAACAGCACAATGGTGGTCTGTCCCGGAGTTAAGATAACGGACGGCGCTACAGCAACTAATGTGGTGCGAGGCACATGGAACGATATTCCTACACTGTCAGTGACAGGACTTGGTACTAACTGTTCAGGTAGAGTGGATCTGTACTGGAAATAACACATAGGGGGAGATCATGGTAAAACGAAAGATCGAACGAGTTGAAGAACAAGATGGTGCGGCAGAAGAGCAAAAGCCAATCGGGGTGGTCGAGGCTATGATCCCTGAGATAGTGGATTTGCCTCTTCAGAATCAGGCTCGCCCAGAACTTCCACAGGAGGAAACCCGAACGATAGAGATCAAGTGTCCGTCAGCGGCAGGTATCAGGCGCGTGCAGAACTACGTGCTGGTGGAGGCAGGCAGACAGTGGCACAAGATCTCTGCTCGGTCTGCCGACAAGGTGACCTGCGAGCTGAAGATTATCCGTGCCCCTGTGGCAAATAAGATGATTGAGAAACTGGAAGAGACGAAATGAGTGCATTTGTTCGTGAATTATTTGTCCGCGAGGTAAAGTCTGAGACTGCAGACGGTCGTTGGATCACCGTTAATGGTCGGGCTATCTTCATTGCCGAGGGACAGAGTGTGGAAGATGCTGTTGCAAAACGAGATGGTGGCAAGGTTGGTGGAACAGGGAAAACCGAGGGGACGTCAAAGGGATCCGGTAAAACCAAGACTGATCCGATAGTAGTGTCTGAAAAGCCGCCAAAACATCTTCAGACTGTCTTTGAACAGGAGACCAGATCAACCACAAGTCGTGGATTCGCTTATAATGATCGTGTGGTGTTTCTGTTTAAGAATCCCGAAGGAAAATGGGGTCCGGCGTCTGGTTATCTGCACGAGATGGACAAGGGAGAAGGAGCTACGGTCAGTACGGACAAGGGGTGGTTTCGCGTTCCAAAAGAAGCACTACGATTTCCAAAAGGGTATCGTAGAGCACCGGAGGGATAAATGAGCAGTCTGTTGACAACGCGGTTTCTATTCAAGCAGCAGGCCGGGATCAGTTCGGCAACCGACGATACACTGATAGACCGGCTGATAGCGGATGTGTCTGAGGCCATAGAGCGGAAGTGCGACCGAACATTCGGCACAGCCACCTATCGTCAGTGGCTTGACGGGACTGGGGCGAGAAGGATAATCCTGCCTAACTCACCCATCACCAACATCTACATGGTCACGGGCTACTACGACGATGTGATGACGGTGATGTTCACTGGTGGTGAGGAAGCGTCCGTGTCGGTTAATGGAACATCTGTCC